TTACGTCTCTGCTTGCCTGGTAGTTACGCTACCCAAACTATCAAGTTGTTGAAAGCGTATGTTGACGCTTCCTTCAACCTCAATAAAGGAGGTCGATGGACCATGATTAAATCATGTGTTGTCAACTCTGCAATCGTTAACTCGATACCAATTGATAAGTCTCTAAAGAGATATTTTATCAAATGGTATTTGGGTATGGTAACTGCGAATGGACTTTCTTTTGCATCATCAAAGATGAAAGACCTAAGGGAAGTAATTCTTTCCTACCGGTCTGACCCTAATAGGGTTGCAAAGAGAAAGGACTACGTACAACGCTGTCCTATTCGAAAGAATTGGCGGTTGTACCAACTTTTTCAGTATGCAGATACAAATCCGCATGCTGTGCTAAGCTTCCTTAAGCTTTATTTAGGGCCTAAGGAACCTGAAGTATCATGTGAAGAATCTTCTGATTCTATGCATGAACTTCTCAGTGGTATTACCACTGATCCAGATACTCCTCAAGAACTAATTAATTGGTTAAACCTATTAAATAGTTCCTATAAGAAAGTTCGTCAAAGATATTATTCAGCATTGAATAATAACCTAGACGAATACCACTATGTGGTAAAACACCATTCTCTACAAGAATGGCTTTCTTATTGGAGTACATGGAAGGGTAGACTTCTTGTAACCGTCAATGCGGAAAACAAGAAGGACTACAGCTTAGGTAGTCTCGCATCGAATTACGTTCCGACTCCTGCCTTGTATTCAGGGAATAAGGAACATCAACAGAGAAAATTCTCCGAAGATGTGACCCAATTTCTCGAATACTTCCCGGGTTTCCGGGATTTAGAGGAAACGGTACCTGTTGATGCCCTAGATTGGATTATCTATGAGTTATCTCAAGATAAATCCAAAATCTTTGCCGCTTATGAGCTCGATGAGCTCTACGGCGAAGCATCATCTGAAGTCTATGTTGGAGAAATCCACCATATACCTAAGAAGGGTACAGTTTCACGTAGACCTATTGCAGCACCTAATAGGCTGCTGCAGTACGGATTAGTTCCTTTCGGGGAACTTCTGTACAGGATTCTACGTCGTCTACCACGAGACCATACTTTCGCTCAGCGAAAGTCGGTTCCGTATATACAAAGTCGCCTAAACAAAGGCTACTATGTATGTTCAGTAGACCTCTCTAAGGCTACGGACTACTTACCGAAGAGTGTTGGAGACTATATACTAGACTCCATCCTACCAGAAGACCTTAATAAGGATATTCTGGCTTCCAGGAACCTTTTTGACTATATGTCAAGGGCCCCTTGGAAAAATGGTAACCATCTTTCCAATTGGAAAGTTGGACAACCATTAGGAACACTCCCAAGTTTCGGAATGTTAGGTCTTACCCATAACATTCTGCTGGAGTCACTAGCTTTGTCAGCTGGTTACCTCCATAGTCCGTATACGGTTCTTGGAGATGATGTCCTTCTATTCTCTAAGAGAATGAGAAAGATATATATCTCCATAATGGACCGATTAGGAGTGCCATTATCACTTCATAAATCCTACGAACACAACTTAGTTGAGTTCGCAGGTTTGGTGATGATAGCTGGCCAGCCAGCCCGGTACTGTCCGGACCACCAAGCGGTGAACAAGTACAACTTGTTTGACTGGTCACGAAACGCTGGATTCCTTTTGTCTTTCTCGGAACTTCCGGGAAAAATACAAAAGTGGCTTACCAGGAAGGCGACGAAAGTCTCTCTTTCTGGCGGTACCCTGTACCGACTTGCTGCAGAGTTATACTTTGCAACTTATTGGTCAGGGTATGACTCCTACATGGATTTAACCATGGAAGTCTTACCAACATACGTAAGCCTACTTCAAGATCGGGTTTTACCTGATCAAGATATGGCTTCCGGATGGAATGTAGCTACTGGTCCTGATAAGGAACAGCGCCTCATCCATCTTGCGCCAACTCCTCTCAGAAATGAGAGAAAGCTTGAACGCAATATGAAGTATAAGCCATTATCCACGACTGCGATAATTCGCAATGCCATGGACACACTCCGTGTCCTTAACGAACAGAGAGTGCTTTAATAGGCATCCTTAAATGGATGGATAGGAGATAAGCACCC